TGCGGCAAGTGAGGTTGCCGTAGCACAAGATGAGCGCGTAACGCGCATCCACGTCCTCAGGCTTCACGAAGTCCGTCTGAGCAAACCACTTCTGGCTGTGACCAACCAGCGTGAGGTACTTGCTGTTCAGGAAGTAAACGACGCCTGCGGTGCAGTGCACATCGTAAACCACTGGAGCAGCCTTGTAGAGCAGGTTCTGGAAACCAGCATCAGCCGTCTTGGTGTCGGTGAAGCGGAGTTGCGGCGTAAGCAGCGACTCGTACTTCTCAAACAACGTCTGGGAGGTCAGAATCATGTCGGGGTGGTCGTTGCCCACCGAAACGGTGTTGTAGGCGGTCGCCATTTGGGCGAGCGTCAAAGCACCTGCGGTGTTCTCCTCGTATGAGCGCCAGTATTCGTTGCCGCTCGTCGCACGGTTGATACCACCAACGGTGCCCGAAGCCTCAACGATGTTGCCCAGACCGTTCCAGTCCTTGCCACCGTTGCCAGTGCCATCGGCAAAAAACATCTGGTTGAAACCTTCACGCATTGACTCCTCAGCCTGCATGATTTTGGCTTCCAGCAGGTTGATAATTTCCTGCTCGCCGTTGTTCTTGGCTTCCTCAATGCCCGAGATGGTGATGGACGCAGCGTACTGCTTCCAGTCGTACTCGGCGGCAGTAATGCCAGTTTGCGGCGTGAGCGACAGCGAATCGTAGCCACTGTACGAGGCAACGGTGCTGTTGGTGCCGTAAATCAACGGCTCAACAATCTTCGTTCCACCGTTCAGCATGCGGATGCGACCCTTGTCCTGAAGGAAATAGGTCAGCGGACGCGCCGTGAACACGTTGTCCGTGAGTTGGTCACGGTAGTTTGCGAGCGTTGTGCTTAGCAACGCATCAAAATTTGGGTTTGACATTGTTTACTCCTTGTGAGTAACTAGTAGTTGTTAGGAATTGTAGCCAAGTTGTCTCTTGGCGGCACCCCAAGCGTCACGGATGTTCGTAATCGGTTCCACGCTTTCGTTCGTCGTAGAAGCAGCAGGATTGCTCCCGCCAGCCACCACGGCTGCTTGACGCTTCGCCTCCACAACAGCCTGTTCGTCAGCCTGTTTGCGGGACGCAGCCTCCTGCTCCAAACGTTGCTTGGAAACAAAATTATCGTACGCCATCTGCTTATAGATGCCTTCAAGGTCGGTTGAGCCAGTGCGGATAGCCGCACCAACTACTTCCGCAACGTTGAAATCAGAATACTTGGATTGCAGTTTCGCGATTTCTCGCTCCCACTGCTGCTGGGACTGATATTCCTCAAACTGTGCAACCTTGGATTCCAGTTCACGCATTTTGCGTTCTGCTGGGTCAAGAGACTCGGTATCCTCAACCTCAGCCGCCATCTCTGCAGCCTGTGCACGCGAAATACCATAATGCCTAGCAAGTAGGTCAATGGTTGCAGCAGGGTCACGGTCCAACGCCTGTTGGATAGCGGCAGCAAATTGCATCTGCTCACGCTGTTGTGACAACTCCTGCGTCTTGCGTGTATAGTCTGCTTGACGCTGATAACCAGAAATTGCTTCAGCAAGCGGAACTTTCAGTTCCTCGCCATCCACCTTGACAGGGACTACATAATCCTTGTAGTCATCAACAGGTAGATAGTTTACTGTTGCTTCTGATGTCTCCGTACTCGCTGGTTCGGTTGCACCCGTAGTGGTGTCCGCTGCTGACGGTGTTGCGATTTCCTCGCTCATGTTTTTTATTCTCCAGAGTCCTAGGGGGTTGCTCTACCCTAAGGAATAGTTGTTCCCTACAGGAGCGGTGGAGTTGGCAGCGGACCCTGCGGCAAAACTTCCTCAGGTCCCATCTCAGGCATCATAGGCATGTCTGGCGGCAAAGGTGCACCCGCAGGCGGCAGCGCACCCATGGGCGCAGCCGCTTCAGGTGGAGGCGGCGGGGACATAATGAACTGCTCAGGGTTCTTGACCCCGAACCCAGACTGCAACACGTAGGCAGCCAACTTCTGCATGTCCACCACACCCGCGCTGGCAAACGGCGCCATCGCATCCACAATCTGGAGAGCCTGCTGGCGGCGGAACGACTCGTTTACGGGCTGGGTTGAGCCACCCACCACCTCAAAGTCAAACTCACCCTGCAGATAGTCGCGGTCAAATTTGACCCACACCGACTCACCATTTTTGGCGGTGATACGGGCAACCTGCTCACCAGTCATAAACTGCTGCGCCATAATCAACAAACGGCGACCCACCTCACCGATAGCCAACTCAACAATAGCCAACTTGTCGGCTGTCCTCGCATTAGAGGCATCCTGAATAAGTGCCATTTCCGTCGCTGTGCGACGGATTTCAGACACTGCGCCACGCTGGAACTCGGACACACCCGACACGCGGTCAATGTCCGACACAATCATATTGGACTGATTATAGAAGTCCGCAGGGTTGATAACAGCAGGCATCGGTGTAATCACGTTGCCCAACGGCTCATCCGAAATGACGGGCACCATCACGTTGTCCTCGTCGGACTCAAGTGCGCTGCGACCCAACTGGTCAAACGCCGACTCCTTATACAGATACTTGCGTGCGAACCGCTTGCGGTGATTCATCATCTGCGTGCGGGTTTCGTTCAACTCGCGCTGCAACGGCTCAATACTTTCTAGGTCGCCCATCGGGTAGAACTGTTCGGGAACGTCATAGTTGCGCATCATTACGAACGGCTGACCGAACGCGTACGGCATCTTCATTGGCTTCACCAAAAACTGTTCACCATCCTCAGCAAACACGCACATTATCCGCTTGGATACATCATAAAATTCCCAAATCTCGGCGTACCCAACGTTCTTATCCTGAATTTTGCGCTGACTATAATCGTCGCTGTAGCGGCTGACTGCCATCACACCGACCGCTTCACGAGCAGCCTTAGCGTAACGCTTGTCGGCTTTCACCTCAGAAATCGGTTTACGGATGCGTTGGGCAATCCAACGCATATCCTTGTCGCTGGTTGCATCTGGGTCCACAAACACATCAAACGGGGACACACGCTCCGCAAACGGGCTGTCCTCAAGAATAATCGTATTCGGCGTCGTCTCCCCACCCTCATCGGTAGCAGCAGGGTTGTCGGACTCGTGGACAACTTCTTCCTCAACAAACCTGTAACCGACCTTCACCCAACCATGCCCGAAAATCAGCATGTCCTTGGTTGCCTTGCGAATCTCAGGGTGGATTCGGCGGTGACGCCACCAATAGTTCACCACAGCCTCAGAAATAACTGCCTGTGGTGCGTTCTCAGGTTTAGTAGCGGTGACGGTAATCTTCGGGTAGTTCACCGTCGTGGCGGGAGCCAGCACGTTTACCGTCGCGAACGCGACGTTCACCAGCATGCGGTCCTCTTCGCTGTAGTGGTCATAATGGCGACCGCGGTACATGTCGCTGAGCCGTTTCCAAATCTGGTCGTACTGCTCGTTCTTGCGCCACTGCTTGGAGGCAGCCAACTGCTTCTTGTAGAAAGCCAACTGGTCTGCTAATGGTTTGCGTGCCATTTAGTTATCCTTGCCTTTGTGCCAGCCGATGTGCTGGTCCAACTTTGTTGCAACATTGTCCACCTTGTCGGCAACCTTGTTCAATAACGCACGCCCCTCGGCGTGCTGGTCGCTGTTTTCCTTGCGGAGACGCTGCAATACCACCACCACAGGTCCCGTAATCACAGCAACTGCAATCGGAACCCATATTGCTTCCATACGTCACACCCACCGAGTCCCTACAGGCTCAGCGTTATAGCCGTTGATTTTCGCGTCAGCAATCGTCTTGTCGGCACGCTCCTTGATGGTCGGACCATGAAAGTCCTCTTGTCCATGCGTGAACCCCAAACGGATGGTTTTGACGTGACAACCAAAACAAACTGCGCCACGGCGAGGCATTTCCTCCACCTCAAACTGCTTTTCGCACTGGTTGCAATCAAGAATCATCATTTATGCCCCACTTGTTCCCAAAAATCACATTCCGATACGGGAACGAATATTATGCGCCCCAATCGGCACTTTCCCAATGGGATATTCGCTGTGAATATGCTGCTCCCACCACAAAAGACTGTTTTTCGGAATTGCAGCATTGCCCCTATATTCAGGCATCCACACATACTTCAACATCTGGTTAGCGATAGCCAAACTAATGGTGCGGTCATCGTGTGGACTGCCAGCCATCTTGCCGTTGGACTTGCGAACAAACGTTCGCAACTCGGCAATCGTCTGCGCACAATACACCTCAATGTCACCCGTGCGTAACGCAGCCGATAATTCGTCAATCATCAACGGTTTACTACTGACAGTGGTACGCCAACCTAACATATCCGTAGCCTCAGGGCGTACATGCCCCAAACGGCGCTGACGATACAAGTTTCTGTAACCTAACTTCTGCGCCGCCTTGAGCGCAGTCAAACCGTGGTTGTTGTTCTCAATACCCACTAATGCACCGTTGTACCACCAACCCAACTGTGCCATCAACTCCCCAAACAAATCAGGTTCAATATGCCCATGCCAATGAGCAGCCACAAACCCTTTGGATGCGTTGATTATATGACACGAACTATAGTCACCATACGACAAACCCTCGGCAACGTCAGCGCCAATCGTGTAAACACACTCAGGGTCAGGGAACTCCCACACGGACAACTCGCCTTCTTCACGTGGATGAAACTCGGCAACATTATTGGCGTATATATGCAGATAGCCACGGTCAGCCTCCGCAGTCGTCATACCATCCAGCATGTCAATATCAAACACAGGATTACCAGACTTGATAAACGCTTCCTCGGGGAAACGCGGATACTCTTGATGCAATTGCCAAGATTGCATATTCTTCGCTTTATCCGCGTACCAGTCCTCGCTGCGTTCACCGTCAGCGGACCAAGGATAAAAGATTCCAGTGAACTTGTTGGTTCCCGTTTGGGAACCAACCCACAACTGGTGAAAAAAGTTACCTGACCCGTTAGCGGTGGACAAACCGTGCACACGTCCACCAACGTCCGCAATTGGTTCAATAGAAGCCCACGCCTCCTCAGGGTTCGGCAAAAACGCCCACTCATCCACAAACACTGCGTACACCGATTCACCACGCGCAGGGTCCGAGCCGCTAGGCAGCGACTCAATCGCCGACTCGTTCTCAAACACCATCTTCAACTGATGGTCAGTCGTCTGCTTCGGACCACGGTCCTTCAGCCAATACGGCAAAAACCTGTAACCATACTTAGACTTAGACAACAGTTTCATCGCTTCACGTTCGGTACGTGACAGCATGATTATGAACCTGTCTGGATAAAAGAAAACCATCCAGAACGCGTATGCGGCAGCCAGCGTAGAAAACCCAATCTGACGTGCCTTCAGAACTACCGTATAGCGGTCAGTCATCCATGTGCGCACAGTGTCAATTTGTGCGTCACGCAACTTGAATTTGATTCGTCCCCGCGACGGATGCTTCACATGCCAATAGTTCTCACAAAAATACTGGAACGCAGCAACCTGTTGTTCAACGGTGTCGGTGTCGCTACCGCGACACTTACGCCATTCTTTCTCATGCAACAATTCTTGAATGTTCATAAACCCCACGGCTGCCAGCCGTTACCATCATTATGTTCAACGCTGTAGTCATATATTGCTTTAGCAGCAGCCGTATTTATTGTCGGGTCATACAGGTCATCGCAATTATTCACAATGCCCTGAGCCTGCAGCCAGCCGTCCTTGAAGTAGCGGGATGGTTTGCACCAGAACATGTTGATTTGGAACAAGCCGATGCTGCCTCCATTGGGGTCAGCACCATTGAACACTGTTGGGATGCAACGCGACTCTTTGTGCATCACCCTCAGGGCGGTAGCCAACTCGCTGCTGAATCCAGCACGGACAACAAGGGACGTGTGCTGAGGACAGTGCCTCGGGTACCGCACCTCGGAGTGTGCGGGTGTCAATGCCAATACGACAGCCATTAGCAGTTTCATTGTCATGCCTCAATTCTATCCGCCGTCAGGCGGAATTGTTTATCGGCTAGAAGTAGTGCGTCCGAACGCCTTGTCTTTCGGGTCCAACCAACGAATAATTGGCGGAATCGCAGCAGCAGCAGCAGCCTTGAGTAAGTCTTGCCACGTGAAATCAACGGTGGCAACCACTGCGAGTACGGCAGCCAGCACCGAACGTGCGTACGACTTAATTAGTTCCTTGTGTCGTTTGCGCAGTGTCATTCTACAACTTCCTTCCAACTAACGGTTTCTTCATCCCACGAATAAATCTTTCCATCCATAGGATATGGAATTGGTGGTTCCCATTGGCATGTGTCCTCGTTGAGAACCCATGACGCAAAAGGAGTGGGCGGAATAAACGCGTCACGCACAGCATCATACGCAAAACCGATGCCTGCATAATTCTTGCGAAAATTAGCATTATACGATGTTTGCTTCCAATTCGTCCCCAAACCAAGCGACTCCAAGAACGCGGCGCCCTGCGCCTCGTTCGCTGGAGCAGGGTCAGGACAATCAGCATTAGATACTGCTAGTACCTGAATCACTACGTTGTTTTCATCTAGTTGTGCCATGTATGCCATATGTTCTCCTATGAGATTACCAGTGAACCTGTATCGTTAAAAGTATGAATAGTATAGGAACCGCTAGTAGTGACCGTACCACCAGTGATTGTGAATCCTGATTGTGTTGCAGAACCAGCCGCATCAGCAGTCAGGTAACGGACAATAACAACTCCTTTGCCGCCAGCGCCACCATTTTGAGTTGCGCCACCATCAACCATTCCGCCGCCGCCGCCGCCGCTACCCGTGTTCACTGTGCCAGCATCAACAGAACCGCCACCATTTACCGAACCACCACCGCCGCCGCCACCTGAACCTCCGCAACCACCGCCACCCGTACGACCACAGGGGCTTGTGACATGAGAACCGTATCCTGCGCCACCTCCACCGCCGCCTGCACGAGTTACGGAACTGCCAGTGATGCTGCTTGCGCGACCAGAGCCACCAGAGCCACCGTTGTATGCATCTCCTCCTGGGCTTGCTTGTCCAGCCTGAGCCGCACCACCACCACCTGCACCGACATTTTGGCTATTGTTGTTGTTTCCTCCAGCATAACCTTGGTTTGCGGTTCCGCTTCCGCCACCACCACTATTGCTTGCACCACCACCAGAACCACCAGTAGCACCAGCACCATTAGATACACCACCACCGCCACCACCAGTTGATGTTATGGTGCTAAAAACAGAGTTTGACCCGCTGCCACCGTTTGCGGCTCCACCGCCACCTACTGTAACCGTGTGTGTACCCGCAGTCATTGTAAGTGCTGATTCAGCCGATGCACCACCGCCAGAAGTTTCACCGCTTACGGAACAACGATAGCCACCTGCTCCTCCTCCGCCGCCTCCACGACCAGCGTAACCTCCGCCACCGCCGCCAGCAATAACTAGGTACTCAACCGAAAGCGAAGTCTTTGCTGTACCAAGTGCGTTTGGATTACCCCAAGTTCCCACTCGTGTAGAAACACGTGACCGTATAGCGCGACTCATGCGACCACCAAACTTCCACTGCTGGTGAAAGTATGAATCGTATAACCATTAGCGTACGTCACTGTGCCACCAGTAATTGAAAGCACCGTTCCAAAAATGTTCGGGTAGCGAACAATCACAACACCAGAACCGCCAGCGGCAGCCACGTTCCTAGTTGAGTTAGCGCCGCTACCACCACCACCGCCACCACCAGTGTTCGCTGTACCAGCAGAAGCGTTCGTGTCATTGACTCGGCTGGCACTAGCACCGCCGCCACCATTACCGCCGCTAGAACCGCCATCGGAACCGCCAGCACCACCACCACCACGAGTCACCGACGAACCAGTAATGCTGTTCGCCAAACCGTTACCACCATCCGCGCTATTTGCCGCAACGCCAGCACCACCACCGCCGCCACCAGTGTTTGAGCCGCGACCGCTAATGCCGTTATAGCCCTGCACGGGTGAGGCTGTGCGCGTTCCTGCTGCACCGCTCATGGATGCACCACCACCGCTGGAGCCGCCGTTACCGCCGCCACTATTGTCTCCGCCGCCGCCTCCGCCGCCACCAGTTGCGGTAATTGTGCTAAAAACGCTGTTGCTGCCGTTACTACCACCGTTTTGGTGACCGCCTGCGGAGCCACCACCGCCAACAGTAACCGTGTATGTCCCAGCCGCAAGAGTCAATATGCTTTCTGCTGCACCACCACCACCAGTTGTTGCATCAGCCACGCTGGTGCGATAGCCACCAGCACCTCCACCACCGCCACCACGATAGTCGCCGTTCTGGTTGTGACCACCACCGCCACCACCGCCAGCGATAACCAGATACTCAACCTGCACAGCCGTCGGCTTGTTCAGCCAGTTAGCAGTATATTCGCTAACGCGTTCTCGTTGTCCCCAACGTAGCATCTGACTGCTACCTCAGGAAATACGGTTTACGTAACCGCCGATAGAAATTACGTTCGCGGTTGCCGCGAACGCACGAACGTTATTTGCTGCTGAACCAGTACCAGTCAAAACAAATCCTGGGACTACAAGAACCAAACCAGATTCCGCAGCAATCGTCAATTCAATCAAATCATCAGGTGCTGTGGTATTACCAAATTCAATCGTCAATTTACGAGCCGTGGTGTCAGAGTTTACTGCGTACAACCACACCTCGTCAATAATTGACGAAGAAGTGCCAGTCGCATGAATCAACGTGCCAGCGGTAGCGGTCGCAGCGACCTTTATCATCCTACCGTTCGTTGAACCCGAAAGAAGGGTCTTTGCAAAAGTTGCCATAATTACTCCTAACTACAGGTTTCTTGTTCCCCACTCGGCGAGTTGAGAACGATACTTCTCCGCTAATTGCGCCACCCGTTCCTGAATTTCAGCATTCCGCTGCCGTTGAGCCGTATGCCCTCCAATATGTTGAACATACAACATCTTAGGAATATGAACCGCCCTAGTAGCCAAAGCCGTTCGCACACACAGGTCATAATCGTCAGCGACCCCGAGGGCGGGGTCGTGCCCACCAACCTCACGGTATGTCCCCGCTCGCCAAGCCCGAACATGATTCGGCGCGGACACAATATGACTGAGAGTGGTGACGTTCAACGGCGGGGCACCCATCACCCACACACCATTCTCCCAATAGTGACGCCCGTAACCAAACGCCCACCCATCAGGATATTTACCTGATTCCCCGTTGGGAAGAATCTCACACCAATCCGAATACACAAACCCGACCTCAGGATTCCTAAAGGCATCATGGACAAGTTGCAAACAGTCTGGTGTCAGTTCATCATCATGGTCCAACTCAACCAATATGTCGCCTTCGGCGACCATAAACGCACGCCGCTTCACAGCACCAATAGAACCACAATGAACATGGCTTCGGTGAGCCATAATCCTGAAACGTTCATCCGACGCAAAACCATATAACTGGTTCCAGACATCAGTTTTGGTTGAGTCATCCCATACAACCCATTCCCAATCCTTGTAGGTTTGCGCCTTCAGGCTCGCCCACGTTCTAGCAAGAATATGTGGTGGGGTGTTGTATGTCGTTGTGACGACACTAATCATTTACGAGAATACCTGCATTGCTATAACGGCTCCATCATCCTCGTACGCTATGCTACCAGTTGCACCTTGTGCACCTTGTGGTCCTTGTGCACCCTGAGCACCAGTAGCACCCTGCGGTCCCTGTGGTCCAGCGGCTCCTTGCGGACCAGTCGCACCCTGAGGACCAATGTCTCCCTGTGGACCTTGAGGACCTTGTGTGCCAACCGTACCATTTACACCTTGTGGTCCCTGAGGTCCCTGCGCGCCTTGAGGTCCTTGTGGACCAACCATACTTGCATCAGAACCCTGTGGACCTTGCGCACCTTGCGCACCCTGTGGTCCCTGAGCACCAGTATTTCCCTGCGAACCTTGAGGACCTACGTCACCCTGAGGACCTTGCGGACCTGTCGCCCCTTGAGAACCAGTTGCACCTTGTGCGCCTTGTGCACCAGTTGCCCCCTGAGGACCTGTGTCACCTTGAGGACCCTGAGGACCAGTGGCGCCTTGCGGACCTTGTGCACCTGTTGAACCTTGGGCGCCTTGGGCGCCTTGAGGACCAGTGTCGCCCTGCGGTCCTTGAGGACCTGCAACAGTGCTAGCAGCACCTTGTGGTCCCTGAGCACCTTGAGGACCTTGAGCACCAGTATCACCTTGTGGACCAGCAACCGTGCTAGCCGCACCTTGAGCGCCTTGGGGACCAGTTGCACCTTGAGAACCTTGAGCGCCCTGAGAACCAGTAGCGCCCTGAGGACCAGTCCCACCTTGAGCGCCAGTAACACCCTGCGGACCTTGAGAACCCTGCGGACCCTGTGTACCTTGAGGTCCCTGCGGACCGATGTTACCCGCTTGAACAATCGTCAGCGATTCATCCGCACGAACAGTTACATTATAGGAAGCCATTATCGGGTCACATCAGCCAACACATTGACCGCCCCAGCAAGAATCGTAGTCACAACAGAACCGTTCGTTTCCTCAAAATCCCAAAAATTTGGACCAACAACCAACCCAGCCGAATCAGTCGCAGACAACACACACGTAATCTGACCAGCCGCAGCATTAGTCACGTTGCACGTAAACGACGCCGCAACAGAACCAGACTCCTTCGTTTGACGAATCTGCGCACGATACGTACGACCAGCAACATTTATTGGCGTAGAACCATCCGATGTCATATTCACAATGACAGTCTCAGTATCACCACGAACAAGCGTCAAATTTTGTGTCGCAGGTTTCGCCATCCGTCCTAGTCCTAGTCTTGGTCTTTTCTAAACTTTACAGGCTGCTGGTTTTCGGTTTCGCACTCTGGGCACAACCCACGAGTCGCCTCAGGCGGATACTCGCACCCGCACTCAGCGCACTCAACCAAAGCACTCACTATAGGTCGTTCGGTTCCTTGGCGGACCGCTCCACTCTCAGGGCTTGCGCCTCAGCAGCAATCAACGCATCCAACTCCGCATCAGACAACTCCGCCAACGTCTGTTTGTGTTCAACCTTGATTTGCGTAGGAGCAAACCGATTCGTCGCCTGAAGGTACAGTTGCGCCGCTTTGTTGTCCCCGCCTAAAGCAGCCTCGTACAAAGAATCCAAAATGCGTTGGGTTCGCTCAGGCGAACCCTGAAGGTCATTGACGCGTTTCTCCCACTCAGCCTTGAACGCAGGTTTCTTCTCCCAACGACGCAACGTGGTCACGTCCACGCTGTTCTCCTTGGCGTACTTCTCCTTAGAGGAAGGTTCCCTGAGTTGGGCAGGTAAACACAGCCACTGCAAATATTTTTCTTGACGCGGGTCCAAAACGTTATCGGTATCCATCACCCACCAGCCGTGTTGTTCCCGACCACAGAGAGTGGTCACCATATCACTGTCCGTTAGGGAACGGGAGAGGGGGGATATGGGGGGTGAGGGAATAGTCCATATGGTTGCCCGAGCCATAAGCGAGGGCAGCATGGACAAGAAGAACCTGCTAGGGGTTTCGGTATGCTGGTAAACGTGTTGAAGATAGTAGCAGGGCTGGTGCTGGGAGTGGTCGGGGCGTCACTGTTGGTGTTTTC